TTTCTCTCCTAATAAAATATTACAGAACTATTACTAAAAATAATATTTTACAAGTTGAAAATATCGTAATCCAAAACATGACAAAGGTATTTATTGAAAAATACCAATTAAGTAATTGCCATGTCAAAAAAAGAAAGTATAATTAATTCCGAAGTTAAGGAGATCGCTATGACACCCTCGTTTATGGTATTTGATAATTTTTACACCAATCCGCATGATGTCCGTAAGTACGCACTGAGCCTACCCTTCAGCGTTACGGGTAACTTCCCTGGCGCCAGGACACAGATCATGAATGATGATTTCTTCAAGACTAGTAAAAGTCTCTTTGAGAACATCCTACGTAAAGAGATAACATGGTGGCCTGAAGAATACAACACATCGTTTCAGTACACGACAAAAGATTCTCATACATGGATTCATTACGATCCAACTAACTGGGCAGCAGTGCTATATTTGACACCAGATGCACCGTTGGATTCTGGCACCGCCATCTATATGCATAATGAGACTAAAATTTACATGTTGGATCGCAAAGATCCAAAGACTGATCTTAATGGTAATCAAGATGTCAACGACATAACTAAATGGACTGCAGTTGCACAAGTTTCTAATATTTTCAATCGACTTGTCATGTATCGCGGTGAGTATTATCACCGAAGTGTTCGACCTGGTTTTGGTGACAACCAATTCAACGGAAGACTATTTCAAACATTCTTTTTTAACACAGAAAGCTAATCATGAATATTAAAGGTATCAAACTCGTTACTGGTGAAGAAGTCATTGCTGACATGTCTATGTTGCCAGATAATCGAATCCAACTGAAGAATCCTGTACAAATTCGTGTCATGCCGCCAAAGATGGCAGGCGCACAACCGTCCGTCGGTTTCGTACCGTTTCCGACATTCTCCGACCAGTCTATGAACAGCACAGTGCTTGTAGAACCGTTGCATGTAGTGTATACTTACGAACCTGCTGAAGAAATCACGTTTAATTACAATCAGACTTTCGGCTCTGGAATAATTACACCATCAAAAAGGCTAATCACGGAATGAGTAAATTTTATACGAATGTACAGTGTATCGGTAACAATATTCTGTACAGAGGTGTAGTTGATGGCGGTCGTGTCAAGACTAAGATCGCTTATCAACCGACACTTTATGAGAGAACTAACAAGAAGACTGCATTTAGGTCTCTTGACGGCTATGCTCTAGAAGAAAACAAGTTCTCTTCAATTCGAGAAGCAAAAGACTACCTGAGGCAGTTCGAAGATGTCTCGGGTAAAGTCATTTATGGTCAGAACCGATTTGAATATGCATTCATCGGTGATGAACATCGAAACATGATCGAGTGGAATATTGATCATATTGTCATTGCACTTTTCGACATCGAAGTCGGCTCTGAGAATGGCTTCCCTGATCCGTATGAAGCTAATGAGCCAGTTACTGCTATTTCTCTGTCGTTCTTGAACGGTGCAACTTTCGTTTGGGGTTGCGGTGATTATCAACCGATCGGAGATGAGAAGTATACAAAATGCAAAGATGAATATCATCTGCTCAAGTTTTTTCTCAAGTTCTGGGTTGACAATTACCCAGATGTACAGTCTGGCTGGAACACGAAGTTCTTCGATATTCCGTATCTCGTAAATCGTATGCGTAGGGTTCTCGGTGAAGATGAGACTAAGAAGTTGTCGCCTTGGAACATGATCACTGAGCGTGAAGCTTTTGTCATGAACAAGAAACTGAAAGTCTACGATCTTGTCGGCATCGGTGATCTTGATTACCTCGAACTGTACAAGTGGTATTCACCGAACGGTAAGTCGCAAGAAAGCTATCGTCTAGATCATATTGCAAACATCGAACTCGGCGAGAAGAAGATTGATTACTCTGAGTATGATAACCTGCAACAATTGTATCGACTGAACTATCAAAAGTTCATCGAGTATAACATCAAAGACGTTAATCTTGTCGTCAGATTGGAAGATAAACTTCGTCTGATTGAACTTGCACTGACTCTTGCATATGATACTAAGACGAATTATAATGATGTGTTCGCACAGACGAGAATGTGGGACGCACTGACTTATAATCATCTGATGAATAAGAACATTGTTGTTCCGCCACGAATCATCAAAGAAAAAGACGCTGCGTTTGAAGGCGCATACGTCAAAGAACCGCAGATCGGTATGCACGAATATGTTGCAAGTTTTGACCTAAATTCACTTTATCCGAATTTGATGCGCCAATATAATATTTCACCCGAAACGCTAGTTGATAAACAGGAAATTTATGATAGAATAAAATTGCTGGAAACACTAATTTAATCTCTCGTTTGTATAAATATGTGTGTATAAGGAGACACACCTATGAATAGTTGCTATGTGTATGCACTGATAGACCCATTAACTAATGAGATTTTTTATGTTGGTAAAGGAACAGGTTATAGAGACACCTCACATTTGAAACCCTCATCATGGAAAGATCCAAAGAACACCACGAATCCTTTCCTATATCACAAAATAAAATCACTCATGGAAAATGGAACACCACCGTATGTGAAAAGATTACAAGAAAATTTACATGAAGAATCTGCATATCAGCTTGAGAATATGCTGATAAAAGAATATGGCAGAAGATTTTCTGAGCCATCAGGTAAACTTTTTAATATAACTGATTCCTGTGGTGGCTCGGCTGCAGGCAAAGCAAAGCCTTGGTCAAATGAGAGGCGAGAACGACATAAAATTTTAAGTAAAACGAAACGCAAGTATGATCCAACATATGATGAATTATATGATGATTATATTACCAAAAATTTGAAACGATCTGATATATCACTGAAGTACAATATAAGTGATGCACTAATCAAAAAGAGGCTGCAAGATTATGGCATTTACAAACCAAAAACACTTGCATATCCCAAAAGAAACGTGTATAATTGTGTGACTTGCGGCAATATTTTTGAAACTCCGTCCTCCGTGAAAATGCGTAAATATTGTTCACGAAAATGCTATAGGAATACTAATGATAACTTGGAAAAATCCGAAACAGATGTGTAAAAGTGAGATTGAACAAGAAATAAGTGATTTGAAAAATCTAATAGAAATATCAAATGCTGTTTCCGTTGATACGTTGCTACATAAAAAACTCGACATAAACATACTTGAAAAATATAATTTGACCATAACACCAAATGGTCAATTTTTTACAACAACACATATTGGTTTTCTTCCCGAAATGCTAGGTTACATGTATGAAGATCGTAAGAAGTTTAAGAAGATGATGCTTGTGGCAAAGCAAGAGAAAGAAAAGGAGAAAGATCCAGTTAAGAAGAATGAACTTGAAAAGAAAGTTGCTCGTTATAACAATCTGCAACTTGCAAAGAAAGTTTCTCTGAACTCAGCTTATGGCGCTCTCGGCTCGCAATACTTTAGATTCTATGATCTGCGAATGGCGCTAGGCGTCACTACTGCTGGTCAGCTAAGTATTCGTTGGATCGAAATGAAGATCAATGAGTACATGAATAAGTTGTTGTCTACAAACAACGTCGATTATGTAATTGCTTCTGACACTGATTCGATTTATCTTCGTCTGAATGAACTTGTCACTAAAGTTTACGGTGTTGATAAAGTTGTTTCGATGCCTAAGCAAAAAGTGATCGAGTTCATGGATCGTGTTTGTGAGCAAAAGCTGCAGCCGTATATTGACAAGTCTTTCAAAGAACTTGCTGATTATGTGAATGCATTCGAGCAGAAGATGCAAATGAAGCGTGAGGGTCTTGCTGACAAGGGCATTTGGACGGCTAAGAAGCGTTATATCATGCATGTATACAACAATGAAGGCGTGCAGTATGAAGAACCTGACATGAAGGTCATGGGGCTTGAGATGGTGAAGTCTTCTACACCTGCGTCCGTGCGTGAAAGAATGAGAGAGTGTCTTGAAATCATCATGAAAAAGACCGAATCTGACATGCATTCTTTCATTGAAGAGTTTCGCAACGAATTCAAGAAATTGCCGGTCGAAGAGATTTCTTTCCCCCGTGGCGTTAACGGCATGACGGAATACGCCGATAAAGTAGCACTATATAAGAAGGGCACACCGATCCATGTCAAGGGTTCTCTGATCTACAATCATCTTCTAAAAGAAAAGAGTCTCGAAAAGAAATACCCTCTGATTCAAGGCGGTGAAAAGATAAAGTTTGTATATCTCAAGACGCCGAACCCGGTTAAAGATACTGTGATTTCATTTCCAAGCCGCTTGCCTGTGGAGTTCAACCTACAGCAATACGTTGATTATGAAATGCAATTCGAAAAAACATTTCTCGAACCAATTAAAATCGTACTTGATTGCATTAATTGGACAACAGAAAAGACTAACTCACTATTTGATTGAACGGAGTAATTATGAGCATTCTAGATAAAATTAAGAAGAACACAAGCATTAAAGAAGCGGCTATTCTGTCGAAATCTAAGTTCTTCACTGATAAGGACATGATTCCGACTAACGTACCGATCATCAACGTTGCACTGAGCGGTGATCTGAATGGCGGATTGACGCCAGGATTGACGATGTGGGCTGGACCGTCTAAGCACTTCAAGTCAGCTTTCTCTTTGCTTATGGCTAAGTCCTATCTCGATAAGTACAAGGACTCTGCATTGCTCTTCTATGACTCTGAGTTCGGAACGCCGCGAAGCTATTTCGATTCGTTCAAGATTGACATGGATCGTGTGCTACACTCGCCGATTACAGACATCGAACAACTCAAGTTCGACATCATGAATCAGATAACAAATCTTGAACGCGGTGATCGATTGATTATCGTTATTGATTCTATCGGCAATCTCGCGTCAAAGAAAGAAGTCGAAGATGCTCTTGAGCAGAAGTCTGCTGCTGATATGACGCGAGCAAAACAAATGAAGTCACTGTTTCGAATGGTGACGCCGCATCTGACGCTGAAAAATATTCCGATGATTGTTGTGAATCACACATACAAAGAAATCGGTTTGTATCCGAAAGATATTGTTGGTGGCGGATGCTTGGTAGCTGGTACTAAAATCCAACTTGCCGATGGTTCTATGAGATCAGTGGAAGATTTTGTTGTTGGAGACTTGGTTAAAACACTTGATGGTGATAAAGAAGTGACTGCGGTGTGGAATCCGGAGACACTAGATGATGGTGAACCAGAGTGTTTTGAGATTGAATTTGAAGACGGACATAAAGTGGTTTGCTCCGATAAACACAAGTTCCTTATTGATGATAGCTGGGTTGAAGCTAAAGACTTGAATGCTGGAATGGAATCGGCTGAATACTAAGATTCAGAATTTTATAAATAGTCCAATATAGGAGGTATTATGGACTATTCTAAAATTTACAACGATCTTATAACTGATGCTGTGCAAAACCCAAAACCAGAGGTATATAAAGAAACACACCACATCTTACCAAAATGTCTCGGTGGAAACGACTCTCCTGAAAATTTGGTAAGATTGTCCGCTAGACAACACTATTTGGCTCACTGGTTGCTGTATAAGATACACAAATCTTCTAAGTTAGTTCATGCTTGGCACAATATGAGTAGAATCGGTAAGGGTCAACATGATCGGACAATTAACTCTCACTTATTCGATAGGTGCAAGAAAGAACGAAATAAGATTCTGTCAGAGAACTATTCTGGTGCTGGAAACAATTTTTATGGTAAGTCTCATAGCGATGAGACTAAAAAACACCTATCTGAAACACACTCAGGTAAGGTTTACAAAACGCCTGAACAGATTAGCGATTGGGTTGAACGTGTGGCCAAACAACCAAAGACTGCCGAACATCGAAGGAAAATTGGTCGCAGGGGTATGACTATGCTACAGAATATACATACCCTCGAAATCATTCGTGTTGTTATTGATGATGAACGTGTTTCTTCTAAAGACTGGGTAAACCCTAGAAAAATTACCCCAGAAGCAAAATATAAGTGTATGTATTGCGATGTAGTAACAACCGCCTCAAATCTAAAGAGGTGGCATAATGATAAATGTAAAAGGAAACTAATATGAAAATCAAATCTGTAACGCCAGTTGGGAAGCGTAAGGTTTACGACCTATCTGTCAAAGATGCTGAACACTATATTCTAGAAAATGGTGTTGTTACACACAACACCGGAAGCTATTACTCGGCTGATAATATTTTCATTATCGGTCGTCAACAAGAAAAGGAAGGCACAGAAGTTGTTGGATACAATTTTATCATCAATGTCGAAAAGTCTCGATACGTTAAGGAAAAATCTAAGATTCCTGTTACTGTTTCTTTCGATGGCGGTATTAGCAAGTGGTCTGGTCTACTTGATCTTGCACTCGAATCCGGACATGTTTTCAAGCCTAGCAATGGTTGGTATTCGAAGATGAATCCGGCTACCGGCGAAGTCGATGAGAAGAAGTATCGTGAGAAAGACACGAATACAAAAGAGTTCTGGGCTTCAATTCTAGAAGACAAGAGCTTCCACGAATTCATCATTGGCAAATATCAAGTAGCTGCAGGTGAAATTATGCAACAGGAGGTACCAGAAAATGTCGAATAAACCAGAAGAACACGTAGATTGGACATACATCATTCCAGAAGACACAAATAAAAATCTGGAAATACAAATCCTGTCCGGTGACTTCAAAGATACCGTGTACTCTTATGGCAAAGTTTCTGTTGAGGAGCAAGGAGATGATGAAGCATCTCTCGCTTTCACGTACAATGTCGTAGAGACTCCGCTTGTGAAGGAAGAACTGGAAAAGAATCTCGATTTCAAGAACTTCATTGGAGATATTCTGATCGAAATCATTATGCAAAAGCTTGAAAAAGGTCTAAAGGATGAAACTGGAACAAACGATACTTAAGAATCTCATCTTCAACGAGGAATACTTGCGAAAGGTATTGCCTTTTCTGAAAGATGAATACTTTACTGAGAAGACAGAAAAATATATCTACAAGGAAATTGAAGCATTTGTACAAAAGTACAACAGCACGCCTAGCATTGAATCGATTAGTCTTTCAATGCAAGATCGCAAATCTCTTACTGATGAAGAACATAATCTGTTCGAAGAATATATTGCAAAGATTTCTGCTGCTAAAAATGAAGAATCGAAACTAGAATGGCTTATTGACAAGACAGAAAAGTTCTGTCAAGAAAAGGCTATCTACAATGCCGTTTTGAATTCTATTCACATTCTTGACGGAAAAGACAAGACTCTTGATAAAGGTTCTATTCCGAAAATTCTGTCTGACGCACTAGCCATCAGTTTCGATAATTCTGTTGGTCATGATTATCTTGAGAACTCTGATGAACGGTATGAATTCTATCACCGCAAGGAAGAAAGAATTCCGTTCGATCTTGATTACTTCAACAAGATTACGAAGGGTGGTTTGCCATCTAAGACACTGAATATTGCACTTGCAGGCACTGGCGTCGGTAAGTCTCTTTTCATGTGTCACGTTGCTGCAGGCTGCCTTGTTCAAGGCAAGAACGTTCTGTATATCACGATGGAAATGGCAGAAGAAAAGATTGCAGAGAGAATCGATGCGAATCTTCTTAACGTCACTATCGACAGTTTGATGGAACTGCCGAAAGACATGTATGATAAGAAAGTCAAGCGTGTCAAAGACATGACTGTTGGCAAGCTGATCATCAAAGAATATCCGACTGCATCTGCATCCACTAACAACTTCAGAACGTTGATCAACGAACTGAATCTCAAGAAGAACTTTGTACCGGATATTATCTTTGTTGATTATCTCAACATCTGCTGCTCTGCACGTATCAAGCCAGGTTCGAACGTTAACTCTTACACATATGTGAAAGCTATTGCGGAAGAACTCCGTGGGCTTGCCGTGGAGAACAATGTGCCGATTGTGTCTGCTACCCAGACTACACGAAGCGGATTCACCTCGTCTGATCCTGGTCTAGAAGACACTAGTGAATCGTTTGGTCTGCCAGCTACTGCAGACTTGATGTTTGCTCTGATTTCTTCTGAAGAACTTGAGAAGTTGAATCAGATTATGGTCAAGCAGTTGAAGAATCGTTATTCTGATCCTACAATGTACAAGCGATTTGTTCTTGGTGTTGATCGTGCAAAAATGAAACTGTATGACGTTGAACAATCTGCACAAGACGGTCTTGCAGACTCCGGAAAACAACTTGATAAGCCTCTCAACACATTCGGTTTGAACGAGCAACGAGGTAACAAGAATAACAAGTTCTCCGGGTTCAAAATTTGATTATTGCGCCATGAATAAATACTCTTATTTAAGGGTATTTAAATGGCAGCACAACAAGGTTTTCAATATGAAATAAATGCCGCTGATATGTTGAAGCCTATGGGTATAGTGCCCAAGAATTTTAGACCTGCTGGTGCAGGACATAATCAACCGGATTTAATGCTTGAGCATAATGGCATTCAATCTGGTTGTGAACTTAAGATAACTGCGGCTTCAGCGGGATCATTAGTATTAAAATATGATCCGAAGGATAAAAAAAATCCATGGAAGTTTGGTGATATTTCCGATGATGATTCCGAAAAACAATTCATCAAAGATTTGGCACATGATATGAAGTTGTTTGACGAAATAAAAAAGAAGTGGAAAGAAATACCATTTAAGCGAGAGAAAGATGAATTGTGGAAAGCCACAGCAGATAAATTAACAAAAAAACAACAGTATGAAAGAGATAGAGACACTTTTCCGGATATAAAAGGTGAAATACCAGCTTCAAAAATTGAAGAGTATTACAATAGAAAAGATACATATTATGTAAACGTCGGAACACACGGTTTCTATTTGATGGGTTCAAAAAATCCATTAAAACTTAAAGATGTTCCCACTTTTGGTTCATCCGCAAAAGCAATATATAGAGCAAGAGTTCAATACAAAGGAAGTGATAATTACCAATTCACTTTCGAAATGCAATTCACTATACCATCTGCGAAAAAATCTCCTTTCAATATTGCACCGGTTGACGGTAAAAACGTCAACATAATTAAATCGCAGTTGAACTTAACGTGCTTCTCATAAAATGCCACTAGATCAAAACACACAAAAAATTCTTCAGGAATATGATGATGATTTCGATTTCGGTTTCACTGCGACCGATGAAGAAGAATATAATTCAATCATCAATCAAAAAGAAAATAC